TTATTTATTCCAAAATTTTAATTTTGAATACATCTTGTCAAGTATATCTTGTAAGTCTTCAAACTTCTCATTGACATACCAACCTATTATAAAACCTAATAATAAACCTATTGTTAAAAACATATTAATCTCCTATTTTATTTTAGCGTTTACTTTTCTATGACCTCTCCAAGCCATAAACCCACCTGCTCTTAGAGCATACCACGCTAGGTAGTTTAACCACTTGAAGCCGTTTACTTCGATATTAATATCTCTAAATGTTTTATCCATCCACTGTTGATTTTTAATACCAATAGTTTCTTTTTTATTTTTTAATAAAAGTGTTTCATATTTGTAACCGTAGTCGTGTACTAGACCACCTAGTAGTAATACCCCTACTGGAGATAGCCAAGTTGCTAAAAACTTAGGTACACTAGCACCATCAAATATAAAACCTTTTGGTATGACCATATCTTTGCCATATAATTTGTAATGGAAATCTTCTCCTATTTCCCAATTTCTTACTGCCATCAACCATAACCAAATAGCACCAAAGAATCCTTTACCTTTGGTAGGTATTCTGATTGGAATCATACTAGGCATTTTCTCACAAGAAAATCCTGTTATAGCCGATCTTGTACTATATTTATCGTACATATATCCTAATATTATTAATATTCCTACTAACGTGAATTGCCAAAATGTAATTAATTGTTCTACTATGAAATCCATTATGTTATCCTTTTATTATTTTATTTGTTACCATATGTTTATACAACACAGATTCTTTAATTTTTTTATTAACTTTAGTATCTGTTGATAAATCGGATATTGGACTATAAGTTCCCATACCAGGACCTTCCATTCCAGCCGCATATTCTTTTTTCTCTTTAGATTTTAAATAATCATCTACTGGTTTTTTTAATTTGTTTATAATCTTTTTCTTAAATGGACTTTGATTTCCATCTTTTAATCCGATCATACGAGTATCTCCTCTACGTTTAGCAGACTCAGGAGGTCTATCAGTTGGTCCTAAACTCACTACAGGAGTTACACTATCAATACTTCCCATAGCAAAACCACCTGTTGAAAATTCTTTAAAGCTTTTTGGCATTGTATTTTTCCGTAAATGTTTTATATTTTTCTTCTTTAACTACTTTGATTTCTGTTTTTCCATAAATCTGTTCATCAATTCTAGTATCAACTCTATCAAGTCCATCCAATACTTGTTTTAAAAGAATACTATTATTATCTTCATTGGATTTTACCATTTGACCAATTTTTTTAGCAATCATCTTTGCTACATCACCTTGTTCTTTTTTTCTTTTCAACATCTTAGGTGATTGTGGTACAGCTGCGTTAGGAGCCATATCAACACCACCATCAGCTACTGAATTTACTGGAGCATCTTCTTCCATTTTATTGATGATTTCATCAATCATATCTTTATAATTTTTTGGCATATTCTTTCTCCGAAATTAATTGACCATCTTTTTCATATACATCAATACCAAAACAAGTATAGATAGGTTCTTCTTCTATATCTATATTGGGTACATCACCTTCTTCATTTAATAAAGTTGTATATTGATTTGTTTCTTTTAAGTAAGTAACTATAGTTCTTTCAATTAATGTTTTGTGTTGTTGGTATTCTTTTTTTTCTTTTAAAAGAAGAGCGAGAGAAACAGCGAAAGAACCTAATTTACTACCTAAACCCACTTTTCCAAGTATTCTTTTTAAATTAAATATAAATCTATGTAAGTACGTGTAAGCACTTTTTTCTTTGTCGGTTTTTAAATCTCTATTTTTTTTTAATATCTTACCGTCTTTATCAATAATACCTTGTTCAAACGCCTCTTGCTTTTCAAAAGGAGTTGAAAGCAATTTGATAATCCGATATGTTATTAAGGTATCAATTAATCTACTAGCCATTATAGTTTCTCTAATATTTCTTTTATATTTTTATCTTCATTAACATCATCCAATTCGTGCGGATATAAATAATTCAAATAATTAAGTACAGATTTTAGGCAAGGCCAATATGTTTTATCAGTTTTAAATAATAATAATACACAAGCAGCTTCAACTCCAAAAACATTTGATAACACTATGACGTGATTAACTGCTAATCGTATCTTAATCTTACCAGTTATTTTGTACTTACGAAATAACCTTTTTAGATATTTGAACCGTTTAATATCATCATAAAACTCCTGCTCTTTCTGTAGAGTAGGATTATCATAGCTTTGCTGGGCAAATAACAGCCAATTATCTTTGGTTATCTCTTTGAACATTGACTACACTAATTTAGCGTAGACCTTAGATGTTCCTGTTTTAAGAGTTTCATAAGATACTTCCATCTTTAATCCACCCTCTTTTTTGTGAGATATACCATCATCATCAATATCAGAACCATCAGTATCTTTACCAAATCTTCCACCAAATAATTTCACTTCAACTACTACCTTACCACTATCTCCTGTTAATGTCACAGGCGATACTGTAAGTCCTATTCTTTGTAATTTTTCTCTTAATGAGTCAATCGCAAATTGAGGTGTTATGTATTCCCCATTCGCTATTGATTCAACAAAAGCATTTACCTTTTTCAATACTTCAGGATTCTCTACATTGAAAGCACCAATAACACTGTCTTCTATGGAATTTTGATCCATAGTTCCAACACCTTGTGCGTCACCTTCGTAGTGTGCCTCTTTTATATGCTGTTTAAAAGTTCTCATTTTTCTCCTCTTTTTTTTCTTCTTTTGAATCAGACTCATCTTTTACAATAGACTCTGAACAAGTTACATCTTCTTCGAAGTCTTGTAGGTCTTGTTCTTTATTGTAAGTTTTAAATCTTTTCATTTTTTTAACTTGTTGCTATATTTAATGCCGCTTCTTTTTTGGCTGGCATTTCTTTATTCCCATCATTTAATTTTGTCAATAATCTATCCACTTGTTGAATAGCCCCATACAAAGCATTTACATTACTTTTCATTTGACCTAAATCTTTTTCAACTTGTTTAATTCTATTTGACATAGTATTAAAATCATCTTCTAATACTTTTCTTTCATCTTTCAAAATTTTTTCATCTATTATCATAATATCTCCAATCTATTAAGCTACTGCGTAGCCTTCGCCACCAATTACATACCAAAACGAACTTTTGTACATCATCACTACTGACTCACCTGGAGCGTTTAGTGTTACTGTTGTACCTTGTTTAAAGTTTGTTGGGGTAATTGTTACAGCCGCTGTGCCTGAAGTAGATGAATTTAAAATCATTTTTACTTGTCCATCAATTGAAGCTGCTGCTATAGTACAAGGAGCTGCCGCTGATGTAGCGTTAACTAAAGTTGTACTTTGAGTTAGTGTAATTGCTGTTGATGTTGAACCATCTCCAGTGATTGTTTGTGGTGTATCTTTGAATGAAATAAAACTAGGGATATTATTAAAAACATCCGCTGCTGTTACTTTTTTATTAATTGGTGTTACTAACGGATCGTCCACTACGTGGAATAGATCGCCAGCTGCTAATGCGTTACCTAAATCGGACAACGCCGTGATTTTCTTATCTGCCATTTGTTTCTCCTGTTAACCCTTTCGGGAATGCTACTCTAGGTATTTGCCTAGATCAATTTATTCATATAGTATATATAAGGGCCACCGAAGCGGCCCTCATACAAATTGTTATTAAGCGTCTTGTGAATCAGAAAGTGCAACTAGTGTTTCGTATCTAGTTCTTCCTGATCTGCCGCCAGAACCTACAACTTTTAAGTTCCATCCAGTTTGTGCTATAGCTCCACTCTGTGTTTCACTATCTTTATAGTTAAATAAACCTATAGTTAATCCAGATATTAAATTATTACCTGTAGCGTTATTAAATAGTTTTCCAGTTCCTGCAGGACCCATATTGGCTGCTGCTGGTGCTTTGAAAACTCTAGCAAGTGACCATAAAGGTGCATCTTGGTATCTATCTGTTTTTCCCCAACTTGACATATTATTCTCTCCCTTTGTTAATATTTAAGGTACTCAATTTTGTAATGTATAGGTATATTTATAAGGAAAGGTACTAGAACCCAAGTTTTTTAAGGTCTCTAATAGTATTGGAAGTGGTGGTGTGTAGTATTCCTATACCACCTCTTTGTGTGAATTGATCTACATTTTTCTTGTAGTCGTCTATAAGAATGGCAGGTTGACCAGCCACTTTTGTGAAGTTCTGTTTTTGTGATCTCATAACTAAATTAATTCTGTTGGTACCTATGCCTAAATTGGTTCTGGCCCAATATGATTTACCTGGTATACAATTTGGATCCCAGCTTTCTTCCACATATGCTGATAATATGTGTGGTTTGTATTTTGATATGAAGCTCCAGAGTTCTTTACCGCCTGGGGCCCAAGGCAAAGTATGCCAAAATTTAGGAGTATCCTTTATTTTAGACCACTTTTCTTCTTTAGAACCATACACCCATTTGTCTATGGAAGTACCTAAGACCTTTTCGACACCTTTGGCAAAGTCACAAAGGACGCCATCCATATCTACATACAATCTTGGAAGATTTTTCATCTTTGTAACATACCTGTTTTCTAACTTTTATTATTGATTTTATTTGTAGCTTTGTAAATTGTATTTATTTTTTTCATAGTGTTTTCCATATCTATATACTATCATATCTTGACCAAAAGTCAAGTGCCATTCTGACACAGCTAGGTAGAACAAAGATTAGTTCTTGTATGCTATTTCGGGTGATGTATCAACGCCAGTTGTTTTGGAACCAACATCTGTTTTTTTCTTTGCTACTTTAACATCTGGATCATTTTCAGGTTTTTCAGTAGGTTCAAGGTTTTGATTAGCGTTATCTACTGTAGCGTCACCAGTGGTATTCATTGCTTCTTTTTTTGATCTTTTATATACTTCTTTAAAAGACTTCTCGCCACCTACAGATTTTTGTTTTTGATTTTGTTTGTCACCAGTTATATCTTCTTTCTTTTCATCAGAAGATTTTTTGTCAAGGTATTTTTTAAGACCTGCTGGTACTTCGCCTTCTTTTACTTCTTCTTTATAAACTTTTTTTCCTTGTTTATGAAGTTGTAAAGCTGTTTTAGCGTCTGGCGCATAAACGTGATCTTTTTTATTAGGTGTATTTCCAACATCTCTTTTTGCTTTACCACCTATGATAATAAATCTTTCGTTGTCGTAAGCGTCTTCTTCTTTAACCACTTCTTTATGCTTTTCTTCTTCTTTATGCTTGGCACCTTTCATTACAGTACCATCAGGCATTGTATGAGTTGCTTCATCTTTAGCAGTATATTTTGAATCTACTTTATTGAAGAATGCCTTTTTTTCAGCAGGCGTCATTGAGCCAATACCTTTTCCAGCTTTCTCTAATTCTTTTTTAAACATATCTTGGTAACCCGATTCATTTTGATGCTTTGCCATATTCGCAGCTAGCTCTTCAATACTACCAGGTTTTGTATTTAAGTATTTCATTACTTATCTCCTTTTAATTTTTTTTTTATTAATCCATCTACTAATTTCTTAGCACCTTTGTATTTTTCTTTTACAAGAGGTTTTTCCATCTGTTTAACATCTTTAGGATCAATACCCGCTTCTTGTAATTCTTCTTTAGTCATTGGTACACAGTTTGGTACTTCTTTACCATTCTTGTCTTTCATACCAACCTGTTTGTAACCTTTCCAACAAGGGTCGCCATCTCTTTTGTCGCCATCATTAGCTTCCGCTACATCTTTAACTGGTTTCTTTTCTTCTTCTTTTTTTGCTTTATCTCTTAACAGTTTATTAGCAATTCCAAAAGTAAGTGATACTTCACCAGTTTCTTTATTCGGCACAGGTTTGATTGTCTTATTTTTTTCGTTTTCTAATTTTTGCTTTAATAGATTTACTTGACCTTGTAAAGCAACCATTTGTTTTTCCATTGCTTCTACATCGTTTTCTTTATTTGAATCAGAAGATTTTTCATCCTCTTCGGTCAATTCTTCACCTAATATTTTTTTAACAGTAGCAACATTCATCTTTAATTTCTTAGCAATTTCTTCAACACTAGCCCCGTCTTGGTCCATACTATAAATGTCTTTCATTAGACTCTCATCTAAATCTTTATTAGGATTTGGATTAGCTGGATTAGGTCTTGCTATTTCTTCATTAGCCATTTGTAATGCCTTTTGTACTTCAGGATCTTTTGATAACCCTTTAGCAAGTTTTTCTATTTCATCATAGGCTTTTGTCATATTGCCTGATAATTTCTTAGCAATCTCTTTTGCTTTAACAATTAGATTGGAAGCAAAACCTTCTTCTAATTCAACTTCTTCAAACTTACCTGTTTTTTTGTAAATTTTGTTTTTAGCAACTGTTGATACAAAAGGTATGTTTGCTTTTACTAATTGTTTTAATGATACCAAATCAAGTCTATCTAAATGTTTTGAAAGAGCTGTTGCTTGTTCTGGTGAAATTTTTTGAGGCATTGTAGCATATGATTTTTGTAATGCTTTAATCATATTACTTGTAAATTCATCTAGTTCAACTTTTTCGTTTAATTTATAAACTTCTCTCAAAGCTGATTCCATTGTTTTTCTGTATCTACTCATTATAGTTCACTCCATATTTCGTCCCAATTGGAAACTTTGTTTTTTAATATTGTCTGTAAAGACTTTTCTAATTTTTGTCTTAAAATAACTGCATCATCACCAACATATCTTTTTTTATGTAAATATTCTAATGACTTGTATGCATTTGTTAAATCTTTATCACCTAAAATTCTATCTGCTATATAAATTCTTGTAGCAAAGTGGTCGTTAATTGCTGTTTTAGCTCGTATAAATTGTAAATCTGTTTTAGAAGCTGTCGCTTCTGCTAATAATCCTAGTCTTATTTCTTTTAATGTTTTCATTGTTGTATCTCTATTACTAGATTCCCTTTTCCTTTGTGTACTCTGTGATAATTTTCCTTTTTCACATAGTACGTATTTCCATTTACTAAATCAATTGGCAACTGGTTATCATATTGTATCTTCCAACTGTTACTTTCAATGACATAGATAACTCTATCTTTTTTATCTTTATGCCAAATTAATTTACCGTCATCAACTTGTTCATCAAAAACTCTTTTAAATCTATTTTCAGAAACAAATGAATCTGAAAAAGGATTACCAGTAAAAATTTCCACCGCCACTCATTCCTAAACTTTTAGCATATCGTGGCAAATTACAAGCCCAATACGCTGCTGTTGTTTTATCTTTCTGCTGGTCACATTTGTGTCTAGCAGCAAAACTTTTTCTTGCCTCTGGATTATTTAACTTAACAGTTAATCCAGTTGTATCTCCCCAAGTGACTTTCTTAATCTTGTCACCATCTCGGACAAATACATAAAACTTTTTTGGTCCGCCTCTTTTTGGTTTGTTCAAAGGAGGATCTTTTTCTTCTTCAGCAATTGGTATGTCTAGTGGTACTTTTTTATCTTCAAAGATACCAAAATCGCCAATGTCACTTTCTAATACTTGTTTATCCCAATCGGATATTTCAGTTAAAAGACCTTCGTTAAACAGTTCTCTAGCTTCTCTAAACAAACTATAAAATTCTTCACTGTGGATTCTATAGATATTTTCAGAAAATGGTATTTTATTCTCAACGTGGTACATTACCGACTTGCTAATCTTATCTTTATAATCAGTAAAACGCAACATTATATCTTCTCCATCATCCTTGTTACAACTTCATCTAACCTAGATCGCCATTCTTCAGCATATCTTTTCTTATATTTATCTATTGTTTCATCTGACAATGCCCATTTTTCAATATCTTCTTTCTTTACGTCTGTTATCACTGGAGTGGTTACCACTTGTTTTAAATTCTTTTTAGGATCACTAGGTTTATAGCCTCCTCCTTGAAATTTAGGGTCATACTTAGTTTGACCTGGTGTTATTTTATTAGTATATTCAGCATAATCGTGCCCAATATCATAAGATTCTTTTGTTGTATCGTTCATTTTGTTATCCAATTCTTTTGAAAAGTCACTGAATGATTTAATTTTAGTGTTATCTTCCTTTATTGTAGATACGGCTGTAAAACCATAGTCCACATCTAAATTAAACTCTCTAATTTCAGCTTCTCTATTTGCTGATACAGGAATACAATCCCATATCCAAGCTTTGTGTAAATTATTGTTGTTGTCTTCTAAAACAACATAGTTAGTTCCTCGTCTTACGACTTTACCTTGTAGATTCTCTTTGATGTAATCTATTTTATCTCCTATATTAAAGATTATTTCTCTAATATATAAATCTCTTATTTGATTTTGTTCAAATTCTTCCATTGAGGCTATTGGTTTAGCTCCTCTTACGTGCATTAATCCACCGTAATCAGCTGCTAATCTCATTCCTTTTCTGACATCTTTCATAATTTTATCAGCGTCAGCTCCTTTTGGTAATCCTTTTTTAAAAGTTTCTAAATCTCCTTTAGCGGCCGCCTCTCTCATTTTACTCGCTGACATACCCATTGCTCCTTCAGCGTCAGGATCTCTTTCTCCTGCTGAGGCTACTCTTATACTATCAAAGTTATATAATCCGTGTCTGCTTTTAACACCGTTATATTTTTTTAATATGCCTTCAAACTCTTGTACTCTATCACTACCGGCAACCATTGTTATTTCTTTATAACCTTTGTTGTATAAATTGGTAGCAATATCTAAAATCATATTTGAAGAATTGATTTCTATTTTGCTAGCGTGACTAGAAAACATTTGTTTCATATAATCTAATTTTTGCCTAGGACTTAAAGGATTCTTTTTACTATCTTCACTTCTACTTAAATAGATTCTATAATCATCTGTTGGCATACTCTTAACTTTGTTAATAAGTTTTTCGTGGCCAATAGTTGGTGGATTAAATCTACCAAAAGTAAATGCTATTGATTTTCCTTTTGCTTCATCCAATAATTCTACTTGTTCGTGTACCATTGTTTGTAGTTTTTTGCCATCGATATCTTTAAATGTATCAGCAACAACGGAAGCATACCATCCAATATCGTGTCTTAATGGTAACCCTTGTTGTGATTGGTCTTTCTTTTTTCTATCAATAACGTCTTGTAAAACTTTAGCAGCATATTCATATCTCTTTTGAGTTGTTGCCATCATTTTAATTTTAGTAACTAAACTTTTGAACCAAACAGTTGCTTTTATTTTTACTTTGTCTAATGTGATTGCTTCTTTCAAACTAGCTATTTCAGCGTCTGTTACTATTCCATCATCTAAAATCTTTAGACATTTTTTGTAAAATTTCAAGTAGTGATATTTTTCTAACATCTTGTAGATAACATTTTTAGGTAATCTATTTTTAATACCAAATTGTCTGATTTCGTCTGGCGACATATCAGTATCAAAGGCTGATCTTCTTTCTGCGTCAACCGTAGTACCTACTTTAATTACATCTTCAATATCGTTTTCTATTTCTTCTAACTTGTCATTAATTTTATCTTGTAAATCTAAAATATCATTAGGATTCAATTCTTTTAATTCATCATAATCAATGATATCTCTTTTGAGTTCACCTTTAATGACATCCAATTCTTGTACTTTTTTTTCAAACTCTTTTACATATAGACTTGGATCAAAAACAAATTCGTCTGGTCGTTTAATAAACTTATTGTTTTCTATATCAAACACAGCGTCTGCTTTCTTTTCTTGGTCATCATACGTTTCTTTAGATGTAAGAAAATAAAAATTGATTGGGTGTTTTGTTCCTGGAATTTCTTTGCCTTGAATGTTATCAGGATTAGAAACAGATAAGAATTGTTTAGAAAGTTTTAATCTTTCTTCTTCCTGTTTCTCTTTTGGCACATCAAATAGAACATTGATATCCAGGTCAGCGTCATTTCTATATCTCTTTGTAAGAATAGAACCAATTAATCCTGCTTTAATAATGGGATATTCTTTTTTAAACTCTTTTAATTGATCGTCAATTAACTTTTTAACACTAGGTTTAATTTTTGGATTAGAAGTATCAGCCTCATCAAATACACCTGGCGCATATGTTCTACGAGGTATATCAATAATACTTTCTTTCATATGTTTAAAGTATTGTACTTGTTTTTCTCTATCAATAACATCTTTTTTAGTATCGTAAGTACCTAAATTCTTTCCTTTTTTAGAAACTAATTTATACTTACCATCTACTTTAACTATTGTTTCCTGTACTTCTTTAAATCTTTTTATCATACTCTTTTTCTTGCCTCTAGTTCTTTTTGTATCCACTCTTTAGCAATATAGTTATCAGGTTTTTTAGTTAATTGACTTCTAATAAATTTAGAAGCCTGATTTAATGTAATTGTAACCAATTCTTGGTCACTCTTATTGTTATCTAATATTAATAATCTATTAGGACTAAAAAGTCTTTGAAAGGCACCAATGTTTCTTTGTACTCCATCCCAACTTGTTTTTACAACATAGGCAGGTACTTGTCTTTCTCTTTTCTTTTGTCTTTCTAAAGCAACCTCTAAACTTGTGTTAACAAATATCATATAACAATCATAACCTATACTGTTAAGCATATTGTATTGTCTTGTTACAAGGTTTAAATCTCTTCCTGTTGCATCTACAATCAACCCTAAACGGCCTTGTACATATGTATCTAACATAGTGGATGCTGTCATCTTTGCTCTTTGTCTAATAATGTTTCTAAAATATTCTTCCTCGTCAGGCATTTTTAATGAAAGATTGGCAGATTTTAAACCTTTTTCAAATGCTGAATCAGAATTTACCAATTTTAAACCTGTGCCAGCAAATGCTGTTTGTGTTACAAATGTTTTACCGGAACCTGGTCCTCCAGCTAAAAAGAAAACCTTAAAGATACCTGGGTCATAAACACCCTCACTTATAAATGATTTTAATTCTTTTAATGTTTTCATTTTACTTTATCTATAATTGTTTGAGCTATCTTTTCGGGTGTACTACCTTCAGCTTTTATATTTATTATATTACTTTTAAAATAATCTAACAATGGTGCTGTTTGTTGGTGATACACTTCT